GAATGTGGAGACAGTGAAACCTATCTAATGAGGTACTAGACACACTACTACTTATGGAGAACTCATCAGATATATACAGATTTGAGCTTATGGCTAGAAAGGAGGCAAGATGGAATATATTAGAGCAACTTGCAGCATATAAGAGATGAGAAAAGGTTGAAGATGTAGTAGTAGAATGACAGCTAGACATGAACGAGGAAAAGTTGGCACTATTCACTGATCCAGAGAAAAAAGCTAGAGTAAGTATAACTATGGAGGAGGCTGACTTAAAAGAACAAGAGGCACAGACTAAATGACAAATATCTACAATAGAAAAGCTGATAGACTTAATGTCTAATTGGAAAAACGATTATTGATGGTATAGAAAGCTAGGAGAGGGAGTAACTAGAATGGATAAACTTAGAGATGAAAATGATAAACCTATTACAACTGATATTCTAGCAGATAATGCTTTAGAGCCATTGGAGCAGCAAGTAGATTATGCTTGGAATGAGGCTATGAAAAAGATGCAGGAATACAACGAAAGGAGACCAGAAAAACGAACTAAAGCAGAAATGGAAAAGAACATAAAAAACAATAGTCCTTATTCATACGAGGCTGTGGAGTGGAAAAACTTAAAGGATAAATTACAACAAGCAAGGTCAGAAAGGAACTTAGTTATAAGACAGACTGATGCTCTAGGTATAAATACAGTAGAATGATTGTCAGATTTCATATTAGAATTGGAGCAGCAATTAAGATGAGTAAAGTCTAAGTTGGAAGATGTACAAAATACATTTAACGACAAGGTTGAACTGTTTAGGAGACAAGCTGAGGAAAACAAGGCAAATGAAATGGACAAAGAGACTATCTTAAAAGACCTAGAAGAAGACTTTAAACACCAAGTAACACTAAAGAATAAGGAGGAATTGAGGAACTGGATAGAGGTAACTAAGAACTTACCAAAGAGGGAACAGGCTAAGAATAAGAATGCTGTAACTGGAGGTAAAAACAAGTACTCATGGAATGCTAAGGAGTATGTAGGACAACAAGCAACATTTGATAAACCTAAGAACTTAATCACTTCTAACTATCAGGCTTATTCAGAGTCTAATCCTAAACCAGAGATAAAATATATCTGATACACACCAAAGGAGATAATAAAGACAAAAGACTGAAATACACTAACGAGAATATGATACCAAGACCAATTCCAGAAAATGAACAATACTCTAAAGAATATCAAAAAGAAGGTAGTAGATACAGAGGAGCAAAAATCATACTGGAGGAGATGAAATGTAAATGATATACTAGGAGAGAATGATTACTATAATGGACTAAAGACTAGGTTGAGTAATATGATATTGAAATTTGCTGAAAGGTATGATAACGAGATAATAAAAGCATATAAGAGCGATAATCCATGAAAAGTACCAACATGACCAGAGGACTTTTACAACTACATAAACAACTATTCATACTTTAGCAGTGCAGATAAGGAGGTAAAAGTAGAGGACGAATATGTAAAAGCATGAGCAGAACACCTATTCAAGACATACAACGAGTGAAAAAACAATGTACTATGAACAGAGAAAAACAAGGTAACTACACAAGCAGCAAGGACTAGCAGACCTAGTATCAGAATGAATGTTGATGAGTGGGAAAAGAAAAATAGTAAGAATGTAGTTACAGATTTCTGAAAGCAACCACCATTAAATAATGATACTAAGAATTGAAAAAGAGTTGTAGTAAATTCTGACTGAAATGCTGCTACTTTCTATCATGGAACTCCTAACTGATGATTTAAGGAGTTTGACATGGCTAGTAGAGGTACTTCTAATGACTTTAGCTGATTTGGAGACTTTGGTAAATGATTTTACTTTACAACAGATGAAGAAACAGCTAAGAACTATGCAACACTAAATGATAAAGTAGAGTGAAAAGCTCCAGAGGTATATAAAGTAAAGCTGTACATGGATAATCCATTAGATTTTAGAAAGCGATTTGCAGCTAAAAAAGAAATAGATGCAGTTTATAGGAAATCAGTAGAAAGGAATTGAAATTATCTAGGTAGTTTGAATAATGAGGAGCAAGCACAATTAGATAATGTATTTAAGAAATACTGATTTAAAAACGAGGAAGAACGAGATGAATTTGATGAGCTTGTAGATAGCTTATGAGACAACTGGTGAGACTGGGATATGTCATCTCGTTGATACGATGGAGTTATTGGAGTATGAAGTAATTGAGAGGAACGAGTAGTGTTTGATAAAAACCAAATAGAGATAATTAGCACAGAAAAACAGGAGATAAAGAATAAAGCAACCAATAACGATAAAAATAAAGTAACAAGCATGAGAGCATATAGACCACAGATAACAATGAAATTAGATGAAAATTGAAATCCGTTAAAAAAAAACAAAGTAACGAAACAGCCAGTACAGAATAAACCAATGGAATTTAGTCCTGAATTGAAATCTAGAATAGATGAAATGGCAGCAGAAAGAGGCTTAGAGTGAAATACAATAAGTAAAATGAAGGTACTAAATAAGGAGGTTGATAAGGGGAAATGATACCAGACTCCAATAGAGAAAGAGATATATAATCTAAAGAAACAAGTAATAAGAGAATATGTAAAAGCAAAGTGAAAGACAATAAAAGACAGATGACAAAACAATACGATAGTAGATATAAAGCAATGAAAGACTAGAGTACATTGGCACGTGGTAGGTAAATTATATAATGATCTAAAAGATGAGTGAATAATCAGATAAACAAAAAAAGAGACAGCAGTAGTGTCTCTTTTTTAAGTCGGACATAAAGTCCGACGACTAGAAACAAGTCTAGCCATAGCGAATACTAAATTCTTCGCTGGTGTAAATATAATCATATTGATTAAAAATACAACACATTTTAATACAAATAAGCCTGAAAATACATAATCAGGCTTTTTAACTACGTTTTTATGTTATAAAAATATAACTGTTTTTATTTTATTTAGTGTTTATCCATTTAACTAGGATAATTCCTAACATTTTAATTCCTAAACTCATAACGAGAATGGAACAAGAAAACCAAAACGAGCTAAACCAAGAGGCTGCTCAAAACAACTCCGAGAACTCTAAAACTTATACAGCTGAGGAGTACGAGGAATTAAGGGAGAAGTATAATGCTTCAACCAAAGAGGCTCAAAAACTTAGTTGGATTAGCAAAGTCGCTGTTGATAACACTAAGTTTATCAAGCTCTACAACTCTGACAAGAGACAGGCTGAAGAAGTCGCTAAACACTTTGGAAGGTCAGCTAAAGAACTTTATGAACAAGTTAAGGCTGAATACTGAGACAGTGAGTCAATAGATGTGGAGGATATTGATGAAAGAGCTGAGAAAATAGCAAACAAAAAGTTTGCTGAACAAAGTCTCAAAGACTTTAAGGACAAGTATGGTATCTCAGGAAAGCTAGACAAGACTTTCATGAATGAGTTTGAATGACTCATGGACTGAAAAGACTGGGAAAGTGAGGAGGTATTAAAGCAAGCTAAAAGAGCTTTAAAACTTGTAAGAGATACTGATGAGTTCCAGAACGAACTGAACAAGGCTAACTCTAGACTTGCTGGGGCATGAATCACATGAAGCACAAGAGCTGATAGAGGCTCTAGTGGGGAAAAATGACCTTATGCTAACTGGAAAGAACAAGAGGCAAGACAGTCTATATTCGGTGAGTATGGAAAATCAAAAGATTACTAATTTATTTATTTCATTTATTTAATTAGAAATGGCTTTTATAGAGAGTAAACATTCTAGTGGTAAAGACAGAGAATTTTTGACTGCATCTAGCACCACTATTGCAAAAGGAGATGCTCTAGTATTCTCATCTGGATACTTAACTCCTGCAACTGCTACTGATACAGCAGCAAACCCTATCGTTATTGCAAGTGAAGATGTTACAACTGCATCAGGAGCTCATGAAAAGATTTTATGAGTACTTGCAGACCCTACTTTAGAATTTATCGTTGACTGTGATGATGCTACTGCTCAATCACAAGTTGGAACTAAAGTAAAATTCAAAGATAAAGCAACTGCAGACAATGGTACTACTGGAGGTAATATCATTATCTTAGGAATTTTGCCATGAAAGAAAGCATTGGTAAAATTTGCTTAAATCAGACTTATTATTTATATCGTTAATTTTATATAAACATGGTTATGAAGACACCTGACTATTGGGATCAGACCTCTCACCTAAAAATGATAGATGAGATATTCCAAGAAAGTATGAAAGACAAATTAGACGACTTAGTTCTTCTCAGAATCTTTGATGAAGAAACTAACTCACACAGAAACGACACAATCCTTATTGAAGATGGATTAACTGGAGTTTCTTACATTCCTGAAAATAGTGAATACCCTGACGCTGAGGTATGAGAAAGTGCTACTTTCACTATGCAAAAATTCAAGTATGGAGCTAAAGTGCTTATTACTGAAGAAATGAAAAAGTATAATGAAATTGGTAGCATGAAAGAAAGAATCAGAAGTATCGTAGATGATGGTATGGAGAAAATTGAACAATCTCTTGCTGATATTCTATTAAACTGATTCTCTACATCTGCTTACGTTGATGTATTCGGAAAAACTACTGGAGCTGTTGGACAAGCTGGTAGAGCTTTATTTAACTCTACTGATGGTAACGTTATCGTTGCTGGAGCTGTTACATCTCCTGAATTATGTTCTGCTGCTCTAGATGCTGCTTACGTTATGGGAGCAACTAGAAAGAACAGAAATGGACAATATAAATCTATCAAATACGATACTTTGTTAGTACCACCTCAATTAAGAGGAAAGGCTGAAGTATTGATTAACTCTGATAGATTACCATGAAGCTCAGACAATGCTGTAAATATCAATAAAGGTAGATATAAGATTGTTGTATCTCCTAGATTAGCTTCTAGCTCTGCTGGAACTGACACATCAGCTTACTGGTTTGTATTTGATTCTAGAAAAGTAAAGAATCAATTAAAAGTTAAATGGGCTAAAAAACCTGAATTAAAAGCTGTTGGAGAGGTATTGTTTGATGCTAACGAGGTACATAGATTCTCATTCTGGTACTCTAGAGGATTCTTAAACAACAATTACATCGCTGGTTCTCAATGAACTGGAAGCATGGCTAAAGAAGGAATTGCTGTTGAGGTTATTAACACTACTACTAATCCAGTAAATACTCAAGAAGTATCTTAATATAGGTTTATAAGAGGAGGATACTCTCCTCCTCTTTCTTTTATATAGTAATGAGAAATAATCATGTTAGCTTGACCAGATTGGGCAAAACTCTATGGAGAGGGAAATTGTTTATACTATGGAGTACCATTTAGTGATGAACAATGGAAAATCCTAGATGCCGCTAAAAGTCCTGCTGAAAGGGAGGAACTACTTAGAAAAATGAGAGAGGACTACATGAAAGACAGAGACCTTGCAACAGGAGAATTGATTAAAAAGCCTGTTGAAAAAGAGGAAGTAAAAGAGGTTGAAGAATCTATTGAAGATGTAAAACCTGCTAAAAAGAAAGGTAAATAGTTTTACCTTTCTCTTTTTATCAATTATCGTGGCGTAAATGAACACTAAAAAAGAAATAGTAGATAAAACTTATTATATTCTTGGGGAGGAACAGTCATCAACTGTATTTGATAAAGAGGGAACGGTAGTACCTAAGATTAACACCACAGTTGACCAGATTTGCAGATGTAATGTTACTAACATTTTATCATGACAAAAAATCAGGGGCGGAATACTGGACTTTTTATATGAGGATAAGACTATCTACGTACCTAAAGTAAAGCAAATAATTACTGATATAGACGTAAATAGTAGTTATGTACAATTAGATAGTTTAGACTGATTACCAGTAAGGTGATTCTTAGAGTTAAATGGAAATGTTATAAACTATGACTGATTAGATAGTACAAATAACTCAATATTAAAGGTAAATGGAATAAACTGAGCACATAAAGCAGGTAGTGCTGTACATTTTGCATATCTCTTACCAACTAAAGTGATTAAAGCTGCGGATATCTATGATGTTGAATATGAGGAAATGCTAAAGTTTATAGACTTTAGAGAAACAAGACCAGACTATTTGAGGTGCTATACTATTAAACCATATAAGTGAAGAAAGGTGGCAATATTCTATAATCTAAGCAATTCTCCAGTTATGGTGAGTTACACAAAAAAAGTTGATCCAATGCAGTCTGATGATGATGAGTGCGGATTACCAGATGATTATGGAGTAAAGATAGTACCATATTTAGTAGCATGACAATTGCTTATAGATACATCTGAGGTTTCTAAGTGAGAAAAACTACTCATGATATGATATTCAGAATTAGAGGATATGTATAGTTTCTATGCAACTCCTGTAAAACAATTTAGAAAAAAGATTAAAACGACTCCTTTAACTCATAATTTACGATAGGAGATGATAGAGGACATAAAAATAACATCACTAAAAGCTCCTTTCTCTAAGTGAATTGTTATGGATAAAGGAGTACATTTAATGCCTGAACAATATACACCATTTGCTAGAAATATCAGAATTAAAAACGCAACAACGACTAAAAGACAAGGTTATTCCAGAATAGTTAAAGTAGCGAAAGAAACATGAGAATCAGACGTTACTGAGGCTCATATAGATAACATGATTTCAGATGGAACAGACTTATATGCTGTATGTAATGGAAAGCTATATAAAGTAGATTTCAATGATAATATGACTATGACCAGATACTGAAGTCACACAATGAGTTCTGATGTATCTGTTTTAAGATATTGGAAATATCTATTCTTTTTAAGTGAAAACACAGCTAAAGGATATTCAATAGACACCTCTACATGAACATGAACAGCATTAACTATTACAGAAGATGCTTATTTCAGATTCTGAGAGGTATATAAACAAAATGTTTATCTAGCATGAGGTGGCGATAAATCAAACATATTGTATATGTCTAGAGCTGGTAGTAAGGCTAATCCTACAAACATATTAGACTTTAATGGTACAGGTAGTGATGCTCTATATTTTAAGAGTAAGATTATGGGACTATGTGCAACTAGGGAGCAGCTATTTGTATTTACTGAGGACTCAGTAGAGATTATCTCATATAGTGAGAGCTGATGAGTACTCACAATGATAAGTGTGCCTATTGCATGAAGTAACCAACCAGCAAATCCAAGAATGGTTGTAAAAACAGATGATTTGGTATTCTTCTGGACAAAAGATAATCAAATGAAAAGTCTGAATTATATGCAATGAGTTACTGAAAGAGTTATAGGAGACGTATCTCATAGACCTAATTTAAGTATTAAGGACTTTACTGATACGCTAGATGAAGATCAGAGTACAAGTTTTGGATATTATGATAGAGCAGAAAAAACAATACATTGGCACTTAAAGCAAAAATGAGAGCCATTACCTAACGTTGTATTGGTATATGATATGAATACAGACTGATTCTTTATAGATTCAGATAAGTACTTTAGTTGTGTTGCATCTCATAAAAACAAGTATTATGCAGGTAGTAGCTTTGGTACTATCATATACCAAGATAATAACTGACCAACAGATGACTGAACGCCTATTGAGCGGCAAAGAAAAACAGCTTTAATATCTGTTGGTAGTCCAGATTATAGAAAAGAATTTAGGCAGGTAAATATATATGGAGAAAAGGCTGATTGAGTAGATATAGGAGTCAGAGTATTGGTAGATTGACAAGTGGCATTTAACTGAACGATAGAATCTGAGAAATGAAAAGTAAGTGGAATAGCATCATGATTAGTAGCAGACCACATGGTAGCATTTGATACTGAGAAATGAGGGCTAGTACCATTTGAGTATGTAATAAGTAGAGGAAATATGAGGGCGAGATGAAAGAATATACAAATACGATTTAATGGTACATCTGTATGAGATTTCTGTCTATCATGAATAGAAATCTGATATAAAGACCTTTACGACAATAAAAATAGTGATAAAGCTAAACCAAATATTTAATTCTTAATTGTAAATTATAATGGCAACTAAATACACTAAGTGCGGAGATACTGTAAGCTACAATAAAAGTACAGGAACATATAACGTAAATGGTAATACTTATAGTACTGCATCTGCAGCAGCAAACGCCTTAGCAAATTGAGTTGGTAGAGGTACTTTCACCTCAGGCTCTAGTGGCTCTAGTGGTAGTTCTGGTAGTGGCTCTAGTGGTAGTTCTGGAAAAAATCTAGTAAGCTGTAATTTTGTTGACCCCTCAGTATTACAAGATGCTCAGAGTGGTATGTCTGCATCTCAGATTGCCGCAAAACGATGAACAACTGCAGATTCAGTAAATAATATGCTTACAGAAAATGAGGCTAGATATGGTACATATTGGAATGGTTCTACATACTCTAGTTCTGCAAGTCCTACTTTAAGTAATACTAAGTCATTGAGCACAGCCTCTGTAAGTGGAGGTAGTTCATCATCATATAATCCAGATAGAAATAGATACGCATATAACGCCAAATCATGATACTATGAAAAAGTAAATAATAATGGTATGACTTATCAGGAAGATTCAGATTATTATGGTACTTTGTATGATAAAAACAAATTCTCTCCTGAAACAACATACGAGCGGGAATCTGACATGGACTGGTTAAAATCAGCATTATCAGATACTACACAATATGGACAAAATAACGTAGATACTAACGTAGATTTTGTGTGAAATGTTAATTCTAACATGAATGATTTTGGAGCAGCAGTAAATAGCAAGCTCCAGACTGCATTTGGAATACAAAACATGGCACAACTTAAAGAGATGTACCCTGAGCAATATACCTCACTTGTACAGTCTCTTAATTCTGTTGCTGGTACATGGAACGCATTAGATCCATCACAAAGGAATTTATTAGAGTGACAATTACAGGCTATAATCTGAACTGCTGTTGGAGCATGAAGTGATACATCTAAGTTGAATGTACTAAGTGAATCTATCCTATCTAAATTTAAAGACCCTGACCAAGTAAAGCAATTTGTGACAGATGTTACAAGGTTGCAAACTCAGTGAATGAATACAGCACAGATTGCAGAACAGATGGGAGTAAGTGAGGATATGGTACAACAGTGAATACTAGCCGCCAATGGATTAGATAATAAACTATGAGAGCACTTTGAATTAACATCTGAGGCTGCTAAGGATATTACTGAGGACTACGATACTAAGATGGAGAGGCTAGAAGAAGAAAAAAGGATAGCCTTAGAGAGAGCAAATAGGAATATAGAATGGTTAAAGGAGGACTTTAATAAAAATTATGAGAGACAAAAACAAGTAAATGAAATAAATGAACATAATGCAGACTTTCTTTCAGGTCAGTATTGATTCTGATTCTCTAAGAGAGGTATGGAATGATTAGACTATGTAACAGACCAAGCAAAGCAAATCATTGATGATATGGTAACTAATTATGATAGGAGTAAGATAGAAATAGCAGACTGAATAGCAGATATAATAAGGAATTGGGAACGAAATAACGAGGACTTATTAAAAGCTAGTGAAGATGCACTTACACAAGCTAAGAATAACTATACAAGCAATATGCTAGCAATACAGCAGCAATATGGTACTGTATGAATGCAAGCACAGCAACAGCTAGCAAATAATGTACAGAGCTTTATAACGACAGCTGAGAATATCTATGATAACGCTTTAACAAGGCAACAACAGAACTTAACAAATCTGATTACAAACTTTAGTAACTTAAACGCTTTACAATACAGTAACTTAACATTGAGAAATGCTAAGATACAGCAATTCCAGAGTGAAGCACTTACTATGAATAGGAGTCAATTACAGCAGCTTGCTAATCAATTATGAATGTCTCCTAATGAGTATGGTGATTTGTTGAGTTACCAAGTACAAGCTGTACAAAATGAGCTTAATGGATATGCTCCATGAGCATGAGTACAGTTCCAAGATGAGATAAACACATTGTTACAGCAATGAGCTAATGGACAAGAGGTATTGCAACGAGTTATGAATCAACCTGAATTTAAACAATTACAGTCAACTGGAGGAAGTGGTACATGGAAAAGTGCAGGAAATGGTTGGTTGTATGATAATAACTGAAATACTAAGTTTATAGAATGATATACAAATTGAACATCTAAGACTACTAGCAACGCTAAAGCTGCGACAACAGACTCAAATGGTAATTACCAAAGAGTTAAGCTAAATGAGACACCAAATGAGGATACATGAATTAAAAATGTATATGGTAGTACAGTAAAGCTAGCACCAACTGTATGAGAAATGTTCACAGAGGCTTATAATAACTTGCTAGCACAATGAATAGAGCTAAAAGTCTGAGATAGTTACAGGAGTTATGAGACACAAAAGCAAGCATACGAAAGCTGAAAGGCATGAGTAGTATCTCCTGATAAATCTTACCATGTATTATGACAGGCTTTTGACCTTTCACAAAGAGCAGAGGACTGAATGAAAGATAATGAGGCTGTTACACAAGCTCTATTAGATGCTGGGTTTACTAGACCAAACGCAAAAGAATGGCGGCATTGGAGCTATGGAGAGTGAAAAGATGCTTTCTGAGGTAAAGCAAGAGACTCACAGGCTTATGATATGGCAAGAGCTATCCTGAATGGTACAGCAGATAAACCATCTAAAAATACTACATCTTATACAGATGTATCACTAGCATTAAACGACCTAGTAACACAAAGGCGACCTACTGCACCAACAAGTTGAGCTGATCTAATTGAATATAGTGTATTAAAAGAAAAAGACCTAGACTCTAATACAGCTCAGTCAATAACATCAACATTTGTATGACTATCAAATACAGACAGACTTATGGAGCTTTTGGAGGAAAATGGTTTCCAAACATGACCTATAATGTCTAGGCTTGCTAAACTTAATCCACGAAATAAAGGAATGGCTGAGATACAAGCACAGATAAATACAATGGCTGCATGAATTGCTAGATGATTCTGAGAAAAGTGAGTACTATCTGATAAGGATATTGAAAGGTACATGAAAACATTACCTAACGAGAAATTGTGAGGTAGAGCACAAGAGGCTGTATGAGACTTACTAAAGATAACATTATATAAGGCTTTAATAAACTCATTGGAAAATGCAGCTAAACAATGAAAAGATGTGCATATGTATATAGACGATTATAACAATGCGGTAAATTACTTACAAAGTGTATGAGTTATGGATTGATGAGGTAGGTGACTTACAGCAGATATTGATTTATCAAGCTATGGTAGGAGTTAGACATCTTATTATGAATTAAAAAATAAAAAGAAAAAGGGAGCTGGAGAGCTCCTTTTTTCTTATTCTTTATTTAATATCAAGCTATATACATCTGTAATTCCATACTGCACGTTGTGATTTATAGTGTCTAGCTTGTAATTCATGTTGTCTATCCTCTTATTGATAGATATTGTGCAGCAGATTATAACTACAATGAGTATTATAATGGCTGCATTTTCTTTTAGTCGTTTCATGATATAATTATATCAAGTAAAACTCTAATATGATATAGATTCAGATTTGTAATGCAAGTTAGCTTACAGGTATGCTACACTCTATCAACCGCCAAACGACCATTGATATACACATACACAGTATAACTGTCCATGCACCAAGAATTATCTTATTCCGCATCTGTTTTATTTACCAAGTAAAAACTTTTTAGCAAGCCTGACTACCAACTCATTATGTAGAGACTGATATTTAGGCAATATTTGCTTATCATATTCTTCAAGTCATTTCCAGTCTTCCTGAGATATATAATCAAAGCTCTCGTCCTCATATTTCCATTGTAAATAGTTAATAGCATTGAGTATATGCTCAGTAGTCATCAGACTTATCTCTGTCGTATTTCAGAATTGGTCTGTCCAATATAAATCCATTAGTTTATGATAAATCTATCTAAAACGTAATTTGAGCACTTTTGTCATTTAATCTTTCTACTAGGTCAATAGAACTTAGTACCAGTACTCCATTTCTCATAACAATACTCTACTTGTACCTGCCATGTATTCTTATATCACTCAGGTAATTTATGGTATCTTGTATTTATCTGACATAATCAGAAAGCGTGTCATCAATCTCATATTGCAGACAAGCTCCAATTTCAGTTCTCACACTCTATCATAGTAACGAAATCAATGCCTCAGAGCTTGTACGCATATTGTACCATCTTTTGTCTTTCATCATCGCTCTGAAATCATTTGTGAACGATAGGAACTGTGTTTTCTATCACTTTTGCAGTCCCTGCGGTTTCTGTTTCACTCTCAGCTTGTGTCTGTATCTCAACTGGCAACAATTTGTCGCCAGTTGGATTTTTAGAACTTGTCTGTTCTACTCTAAACCCACCTCGTAGCTTTTAGCTTTAAGTGAGTCAGCTTTCTCTCTTAGTCTCATTATTTCCTCATCTCGTGATACACAAGGCTTAGTAAATCATTTATAAGCATCTATACTCTCTTGGTAAGTTAAGCTATTAAAGCATGAATCTTTTTGCTTTCTTAGCTCATTCATTTGATACTCTAAATCTGCAATTTGTTTGCTGTCATCATCATTTGCATTTGCTTTATCTGCTCGTACTATTAGACCAAAGCATATGATAAGTAAAGCCATGATAATGATTAAGATGTTTTGTAGTTTTTTAGTCATGTGTTGAATTAGATAATAAAAAGGTTTTTTGTTTTTGTTAGTCGGTTATACTCCTCCGCCTTTTAATTCACTCCTCACTCTGATCCATTCGGCTAGGTGGTAATGTCATCTGTCTGAGCTTAGCACAGAGCTCATTGATATGAGCCTGTACTCTCTCTCACTCAGACATATTAGAAGGGTAGGCTATCATTCTTTGCTGATTCGTCTCCACCTGCCATGTTGATTGCTTCCTCCATGATTCTATATGCAAGTGCAATACACTCAGTAAAATTCTGCTTTTCTTTGTCGTAATTTACCTCAAACGCTATCTTTAGAGCCATTCATACTACTGCTCACATATTGTTGTTACCATAATCAGCTTTAGGCTTAAACTCCTCTTGTACCTCTTTCCACTTTCATTCTCAATTCTTTTCATAATTAACTGTATCTCCTACTTTAAAAGCATCAGGCTTTTTCTTTCATAGGTTTATAGTCTCTCCATTTTCCAACTTCATGTGGATATAATAGAGCTTTCAATGTGGTCACTCCCACTCTTTAGTACCTGTAATTTCTTTAATTGTTGATGTTGTCATTTGTAATAAATAATGATATAAATTAGTCTATTAGCTTTCGCTCTCGTTGTTCCTCCTCTACTCAGTTTTCCTCACATAAATCTAATAATCTGATTCTAGCCTCCTCTTTGGTTGCTTGTAGTGGTGCAGTCTCTACTCGTTCTCCATTGATATAGATACACCAATACATTTTTTGTCAGTCTCAGTCTATGTCCTCATACCTAATAGAATTAGGTCAGTAGCATTTAACATATTTCTTGTCTCCAATAGTTTTAGTTTCTACCATTTTGTTGTGATAAGCGATTTAAAATGTTTTCATAAATCTGCATATTAACACTCAGTCAGTTTTTTCTCCTCTGTTGGATTTCAAACTCCATTTTAGATTTCAGATTCCTATCGTTTAGCTTTTGTACTGCGGTATCTACATCATCTTCCCGCTCAGGAGTAGCTGTTATACTTTCGTTTTTACTCCAGTTTAGTAAGGTAAAGTAGTGACTCTTATAACGTTTTCATGTGGATCATATGTAATTATTGAGTTTATCTATAAGCTCAGTAGTTAATTTCTCTCACAATAAACTAATTAGTTTGTTATATTCATCATCACTTAACAATACAAAATCTAAAAACTTTCTTTTATTATTTTTCTTTTTATTTTCTTTTTCTTCTTCTACTTCTTCTTCCTGTTTTTTCTGTTTGTCTCTGATTTGTTCTGTTTTTCTCTGTTTTAATACTTTTTCAAAGGTCTTAACTGCATTTTGATTTCATTTCATATATTCAGCTTTCTGTTGTGATAACTCTTTACTCCTATCAAGAGTAAATTTAGTCTGTACCATTAGAGCCTTTACGATAGGATTAGTTGGTTCTTTTCCCTCTATTCAGTATTCAGCAACTGCCATTAGGTACTCCAACCTCAAATCCTTATCCTCAATAGCTTTTGCGGTGTCCAAAAAAGAGTTAAAGAAATAAAACTTTTCCATAGTAATTACTCTACTAATGTAAATTCAGATTTGGTTAAAGCATCTCCTACAGCTAATATTCAGCTTTCTTTATACACTAGCCTGTAGAATGCTCCCCTAATCTTTCTCATGTTATGGATTGATCCATCAGGTGCGTAACCTAGATAGTTCTTACCATCTCATTTGCTTGTGATAACTCGTTTTTTCATGGCAACAATGAGTATGAAATAAAAGACTTTCACCAGTACATGAGTAGTCTTTCATTATTCCATGATAGGCTCGTAATAAAAAGCACTAGCTCATTAGGTACTGTTGGGGGTATTCATTCCAACAGCACTTAATAAGATAGTGCCTGCGAATACCCTACTTTGATGCTGCTTTTCTAGTGATAGGACTGGTGTGTGGTAAGCCTAGTGAGAGAAAAAGCTACACATCGTTGTTGATATGTAGCCTTTAATATGATTTATAAGTTGCTAGTCTGCAGTAATGTGCTTGTGCAAAGTAGAAACCTATATTTTATTGGCTCTTGTTAGAGCCACCACATCTGCTACATATCTTGGTGGTATTATATATCAAAACGTTTTAAAAGTCAATAGATAGATTAGTAGTTAAAAACTAGGAAAACTCAGACTCCTAAATTTTCCCTATTTTTTTGATGTAAAAATTACGTGATTTTTATATTCTAGGTATAAGAAATTGTGTTTTTCTTAGTTTATCATTGCTATAATCTAAATATGTCTGCGTTGTCTTTAGATTTGTATGTCACAAGATTTGTCAGATATAAACTATATCTCCGCCATGTTCTAGCATCTGAGTAGCACAAGTGTGTCTTAACTTATGTGGTCGTACTGTTACGCCAACCTTTTCTCACGCCTCTCTGATAATCTTTTCAACGCTGCATCTGTTGAGCGGCTGTCCCTTAGAGTTGTTACTATGAGACACGAATACATACTCAGAATTTATCTTTTTTGCTCTCCTAAGAAACAAGTATAACTCTATAACCTTAATATAATCAGAATACAGATAAACAAGTCTCCTACTATTCCCCTTTCAGATTATTTGCAGATTCTCCTTAATATCCTGTACTCTTAAACCTACTAACTCTCCTACTCTTAAACCACCATAAGTGAGTACTAATCACATTGCATAATCTCTGAGTCTAACTAATTCCTCCTTAGTCTTATCTTTCCTCATGTATTCAAGCAGCTTTTTCATATCTTTTTCCTCTAAAGCCTGTATATGATAGTCTGGCTCTTTAGCGAATAGGATTCTCCTATAATCCATAACCTTTAATCACTTATGAGCACAAAACTTTAAAAATACCTTTATTCCTGCTAAGTAATTATTAACAGTTGTTACTTTCTTACCTCTTAGTTTTTCTCTTTCAGCAAACTCCTCTACATCATCAAGCTCTATCGTGTGTGGTAGCTCCACTCCCCTCTCTCCAAACGTAAGTTCTTTCATATAATCATCTAAAGCATTTACTGCTCTAACGTACGTTTCTATTGTGCTTTTGCTAAAGTTCCTAGCATTTATTAGCCATTTAGCATATTCTATTACGATCAAGTGCATTTTTATTGAACAAAAAAAGTAAAATCAATATAGTCCTATCAATTTTACTCTTACCACACAATATTGTATATAAAAGTCAATAAGTGAATACAAGATGAAATCTGAAAAATGCGATAACTAAAAGTTATAAATCAGATTTGAACTGTAAAATCTCTTGTAAATCGTATAATTAGGAGTAAAATTGTACCAGTGATAGAATGTGGTAAGCCTAGATTTATATCTAGGCGTTTTGCGTATGTCCAGAAAGTCAAACCTAAAACTATGTGATGAATTGTGGTCTAAGCTAGTAAAGATTAGAGCATGATTCAAGTGTGAGTATTGCTGATGACCATGAGTGAACTCACACCATTTATTCACAAGGAATAATTATGCAACGAGATTTGATTTAGATAATGGAGTATGCCTATGTAAATGACACCACACCATGTCTAGTAAATTTTCAGCACACAAAACTCCTATGATTTTTGATGAATGGATCATCTCAAAAAGGTGACAGGAGCGATATGATAGATTAAAGCTAAAAGCTAATTCTGTACGAGACAAAGATTATGACAAAGTAGAAAAGTATCTTATTGAAGAAACAAACAAACTGACAGCTTAGTCAGACTTTTTTATCTTTTAAACAAAACCATGTCAAAACACGTTACAGACTCAGAAAGACAAACTATTGCAGCTCTCAATAGGAAAGAAACAGAGCTAAAAGAGGCAAGAGACACTATTGAACAATACAAAGCACAACTAAGAGCCATGAAAGTTTATGTATGAGAACTTAGAGAGAGTAATCAAATACTCAGCAGCCAAGTAAGGTATTTAGTTTCTAAACAAATCCACCATGCTTAAAACAAAAGAAAACTACCAGTACTGAGATTTAAAGTACTACTATCAAATCCATTGCAGAAAGCAATTTGCAGATGGTGACTTTCCATTAAGTTATCAAAGATTCACGCAGAGACTAAAATTCATGAACTTACATGATGCGATATATTCTAAAAGAACAAAAGCACCATACAGGAGGAAAGCTCAGACTCCTATACAAGATGATATTAGGAGAACGCACACACTCAAAGAAAACAATGTGCAGATATTAGATTTAGATGAGCTGGTAAAGTTAGAGTTTGAGAACGTACATATAGAAACAAAACCTAGAACAGTAAATGTTATTAAAATGCCGATGCCTAAGCAGAGTTTATTACACAGATTTTTAAAACTTTTTAGGTAATGAAACATTGTATAATTTGCTGACAACAATGTAAAGCATGAGCAAAGTACTGTTACTCATGCTGAAAGCTATTGAGGCACAACCGAACAACAGCAGCTAATTTAAGAAAGAAATTCTGAAGTAAGTTGTGCCCCATATGTTTTAAACCCATCAGAGACCACGATACATTCTGTGGTAAATGCAATGCAACCTTGCATGAAAGAAAACAGATTTTATTCCTTTCTACCAAAACTATGTCTAAAGAATATTTGGAGTTAGAATACACATACATAATCAAAGAGCCACGCTTTTATAGAAAGAACAGGAAAGATTATGTAGATTACAAGATAATAGAACTATGACTAAAGGTATGATACAAATTCACTCAGAATTTAGAGATTCTTTATAAAGAGTGACTACCTAAAAGAAACAGATTTCAATCAAAAGAAAAGTATTTCCATGAATATCTAGTACCTATCATAAAGAAACAATATGAAAGGTGGAGACTAAATCAGATTTGATTTGGTGTAGATGTAGCAGTAGAGAGTATTTTATCAGGTAATATAATAGAGAATGAAAAAGAAAAAGGAGACAAAAGAGATCAATAGAAAGCTACCAGAATGAAGTACTAAATGATGAACAAAGGCTATATACCCTGTCAAAGAGAACTGAAAACTAGCCACATGAAAACCAACTAAAAAAACAGAGGCAGTTTTAAATAAACTCCAATTCGCTTTAGAGAGAGGTTGCACAGAGAGAGAAGCCTGTGCTTATGCAGGAATTAAGCAACAAACTTTAGTTAATTGGAAGAATGATGATAAGGAGTTAGTTGAACAGATTGAGGCATGGAAAGACCTCTATGTACAGCAGATAAAATTCAAGAGCTTTGATAGAGCTATGAATGAAAAGAACAGAGACAGTACAGACATTTTATTCAAGATAGATAAGAGATATTCAGACAAAGTAGATGCTAATGTTACATGACAATTTAGTCTAGTAAAGATAGCTCAGGAAATGCAGCAGAAAAGATTAGAGAGAGAAAAGTGAGAGGAGTAATTAGATTTATTTACTAATTTATACCAATGGCAGAAAAAGAACAACAAACTCTAGTTATCAGAATAGACTGAGGACTAGGTAGAGTAGTAGCAATGACTGGTGCTATTACTGAGAAAGCTAAACAACAGCCAGTCAGAGTTATTACTAGCCGACCGCTAGTGTTCCGATGAAATCCTTATATCAAGTCAGTACATGGCTTAGAGGATAGGAGGCTTTTTGAGGACGTTATTAAAGGCAACGACTATATAGAGTTAGAGCCTTACACAGACCCAGAGTTCTTTAATGATGCTAAGAACTGGTTGTATATTGCAGCTAAACAGTTAAAGCTGGACACCAGCAAAATACCGCAGCCTGTGTTATTCCTAGCAGAACATGAGAAAATGTGAAACATTTTAGCATGAAATAAGCCTATCTTATTTCAGCCATTTGGATCAACTATGTGAATGAATTGAGCAGATAAAAGCTACCGCTCAATACCAGTAGAGGCTGCTCAGTATATTGCAGACTGATTAGTGAATCAATGATATACTGTGTATGAGGTTATTAAACCATGAGCACAACCAAGACTCAATAATTGTCAGATGTGCGATACTCCAGACCTCAGACTTGTATTATCTCTTTGTGCTAGGTATCCAGTAATATGATGTGACAGCTCATTACATCATTGTAGTAAAGCATTTGGTAAGAAAGCTCTAGTAGTACGAGCTGGTACAGATGCTGAAAGGTATTGATATGACAGTAATATAAACATGAGGGAGTTTCCAATGGTTGCACACACTCCATTGAGACTTAACATGAACGACTTTAACTTTGATATATCTAATCAGAATACTAACAAATTTACTAAGAAATTCTTAGATAAAGTGTTATCACAAGTAAGCTCACTTTAAAATCAAGGTATAAACTAATAAAAGCAGTTATAAAAATATAACTGTTTTTATTTTCATTATATGTTAGCTTATTAACAAGCTATTTTATTCTAGTAAAATAAATGGAGGAGGAACTAAAACTATATGAAGAATATGCTAAAAATCCTCTTATATTTATTGAGGGTATATTTAAGTTAAAACCTCAAAAAGTTTTACCTGAATATAAGAAGCTGTTAGAGGAATGTAGAGCTACTGGAGACTACAAAAGAATAAAAGCTAATATGTTTGAGCCTTTTATTAAGTATGAGAATCTTACATGGCAGCAAGTTGAGATAGTACTAGCAGTATCAAGAGCTATTAACTGAGAGGGCAAGAAGAAAATAGCTGTAAAGTCAGGACATGGAATAGGGAAATCATCTATAATATCCATTATTATAATCTGGTTTCTTTTTTGTTATTATCATGCAGTTATAGGTTGTACAGCACCTACTCAAATTCAGATGCAAGATGTACTTCGAAAGGAATTATCACTATGGAAAGAGAGACTACCTGAGGAAATAAGAGGTTATTTTGAGCACTCTAGAGACTATCTTAGAGTATGAAATACTGATGCTGATAGAGCCGCATGGTACGCTAGAGCAAGAACAGCAGCAAAGGAACACCCAGAGGCACTAGCATGATTACACTCAGACAACCTCATGATTATTGCAGATGAAGCAAGCTGAGTACCTGATGAGATATTTGAGACAGCAATGTCAGCCATGACAAACCCTAACTTTATCTTTCTCATGATTTCCAACCCAACAAGGCTGGAATGATACTTTTACAAGAGTTTTACAGATAACGTAGATACATTTCAGACTTTATCATTTAACTCAGAGGAATCTCCTATTGTTGATTGGTGATTTGTTAATAACATTATAGACGACTATGGTAAAGATTCAGACCAGTATAGAGTACGTGTATTATGAGACTTTCCTAAAGCATGACTGATAGATGATAAATGATGGATACCTTTGTTTGATCCAAATGAGATAACGTTTGTAACAGATGAGGAAGCAAGCTATGAGGTTACAGAGTTTGATAAACTATGAATAGACCCCTCTGGAAATGGTAAAGACTTCAGTTCATTTGTGGCTAGAAATAATTTCTACGCAAAAAGAGTAGCAAGAGAGCAGAAAAGTACGGAAAAGAGCGTAGCCCAAAAGGCGATACAAATTCAGTCATTACTACCTAGACTAAAGGACGACCAGATTTATTATGATAACTTTGGAGTGGGTGCTAATGTATGAGTTGAGCTTGCTAAAGAGTGAGTCATTGCAAGAGGTGTAAATGTATGAAACCAAGCAGATGATAGTAACACATTTCTAAATAAGAGAGCTGAGTGTTACTGGAGACTCAAAAGGGAGTGCAAGCAATGATTTAAACTGATATGAACAGCTAGGGAATGGTCAGACTTACTAATGATTAAGTATAAAAGAACTACTAAGGGACAGATAAGAATCATGGATAAGGAGGAAATGAGAAAAGAATTCTGAAAATCACCAGATGATGCAGATGCTTTAATGCTCACCTTCCGAGAGAATCCACAGAGAATTAAAAAGAAAGATAAGGAATATGAGACAACTAATCCTTTCACATGAGAACTAAGGAAAATGAAAAATTTATCACATAAACTAACACCAGCATGGTAACAACTGCTAAACTAGAGAACAGCACCTTAGAGGAAAAGATACACATTAAGGTATCTGAAAGCGATAAGGAGGCGTTACAAAGAGTAAAGGACAGATTTGAGGACATGAAAAAAGGTAGGAGTGAGCAGGAAGCACTCCGAGATTACATTGACAGGACATTTAAAGCTAAGCCAAGCTATAAATGGAATGGTCAAGTAGCACCAAATCTAAAGATAGAGGAGGCACTTATTGAGGCTAGTATTGGTATGCAAGATGCACAATTACCAATAAGCGTTGAGGCGGACTGAAAGCCAGACTGAATCATGCTTTCTTTGTGTAAATACACGCTAGACCACTTTATTTATAAAGAGGCTATCACTAAAGAAATCAGGCTTCATATGGACTATTCAAGAGCTAGATACTGAACAGCAGTATTATTCTCATGATTAGAGCTATCTAGTAAGTTTGTGGCTAAAGATACCAACGACTGATACTTTAATCCTAAGTGAGAATTGGAAAGAATAGAGGAATTACACGTAAGAATTAAGGATATACCTATCAGACAAGCCTATTTTGATGATACAGCTAAGAGATTTGAGGAATGTGTTGACTGTATATACGAGGAATACCTGAGTTTAGATGAATATAAGCTCAGATACCTAGACGACAATGGTAAATCTAAGTCAGATTTCACTAATGCTGAGTTTGTATGACTTGCTGATATATCAAGTGAGGATAGAGAGATAGATACAGACTCAAAAATGGTAAAACTATGGCACTATTACAACAAATTGTATGCTAAATACATAATAGTGGCTAATGAGAAAATGGTAATCTACAATGGAATTGCTAGTACAAGGCATGGAGAGTTACCACTTGTACCTGTACAGTTCTATAACAACCCTTATTCTATCTACTGAATAGGAATACCTGAAAGATATGCAGTAATTCATGCTTTAAACAGCAATTTCTACTCAGCAATGATAGGTTGAGCATGGTTGAACGCATGAAGTATCTTATTTGCATGAGAATGAACTGAGGTTGATGGTGAAATCTTTGTTGAACCATGAGAAATCAACGTAATTGAAATGACAAAATGATCCGCCAGAGATGTAACACCATACAATACGAACGTAAATATAGAGCAATTAACAAATGTTGTTACTCTTATGGACGATTTATGAGCATATCTTACATGAGTTAATATAAAAGCACCTTATACATCACCAGCAAAGACAGCATTTGAGACAAGTGTGATGAAAGAGGAACAGAATAACAGACTAAAAACGATATATGAGACAAGAACGCATGGACTAGAGCAGGCTTTTACTCTTATGTTATCAAATATATTCACTTTCTTACCTTATCAGTACGCAGAAAGAATGGTAGATGAGAAAGAAAAGCTAGAAAACTATGAACGATACCAAATACCAGTAGATTGATACAAGATTTTTAAGGATAATGAGTGAAATCCATTGAACATTGAGGAAGCTAAGGACTATAAGGACTATTTTGATTTAAAACCTGATATAATTGCATGAGCAAGAGGTATGAAAGTCAGAATCGTTACTCCTAATACAGCTAGTACAATGAAAGCACTAGAGGTGGAGAACATAACTAAATTCATACAAGCTAAGCAAATGATTATGCAAATGAAAGCACAAAATATGCAGATGCAATTACCTACTGATGAATTAGATAAGATAGATGATAGATTAGATATACTATTCAATATTGATAAGGAAAACATTGATATTAAGAGTAATGAGCAGGAGGTAAGAGAGGCTTCTGCACAAATGACACAATTAGTAAATAGTTTTACAATGTGATGACAAGCAAATGAACAAGCTGCTATGATGGCTATGCCGCAAATGGACTCTGGTGGAGAGGGACAAGTACAAGGAGGTGCTGAGGCTCAGCAACCTGTACAACCAGCAGTTTAAACCAGAAAACCCTCTAATATTGGAGGAAAGAGTAAAGCATTTTGATGCCGATGTACTAAAAGCACTATTACAGGAGCTTAAAAGCACCAAAAATGCACTCTTAATTGAGGAGAAAAGGTACTCAAATCCAATAGATATAGCTTATAGAGACTGAGCTATAATAACTGTGAATATTCTAATCAATAAGATAGTGGCTATCTTAAGGAATAGAGTAACAGATGATGACTAATTTATATCTAAACTAACAAGAAATGAGAAATCAGACTTCTTTCAGACTCACGACTACCCTACTACCTACTGATAGTACAGCTAAGGCTACCGATGTAATAAACAAGGTGGATAGTTGTGGTTGTAAATTTAAACCTACTTTCACAGAGGAAACAGTAGTTCTTACAAATGATGATAGGACTGTTATGGAGACAACAAGAGCCTATTCTTGTAACTGAACACTCTGTTTTGTTAAGAGAGGACTATCAGACGACGTTACAGCTACTGAAATAGCGAATAGAAAGCTAACATGGAATCCATGAACTCTAGCATTTGTAACAGCCTGAGCATCAGACTGGATAGATAAAGATGATGACGTAACATGGACAGGAAATCAGACTTATACTGGTACTTTAACGAGTACTTGTTGTGCTACATATTGTGGAGACGCAACGTATAAATGACAATTAACAACTGAGAAATGAGTTAAGTATCCTAACTTTGCAAGTGTGGCTTGTTTGCAGGCTTATGATGCTCCATTTGCATGAATGTTTGCAACTGTAGATGATACAGGAGAATTATATAGATATAACGCAGTAACTTGCTGTTGGGATATGGTAAGTAGTGTTGCATTATGAACTTATGAGATTAGATGCTGTGCTACAGCTCCATCTGTATGAACAGCAGACACCATAGTAACTCTAGTTCCTTCTACACAGGAGATATATTTGGGAGAGGGTGCATTATTAGAAGCTCCTAAATATGCCGATGTATTGGTTGTGTGATGATGATGAGGTGGTGGTAAGAGTGGTGATTCATATTCATCAACATGATGAGGTGGTTGAGCTGGTGGATTTCTTGTGTGTTGCCTATACCAATTAACACAACATTGTTATAATGTTGTTGTGGGTACTTGAGGTGCTGCAGGTACTAGCTGAGGGGGATGTAACTGAGGAGATAGTAAATTTGGTACATTGGCTGTTGCTGGTTGATGATGATGATGATGACCATGACAGGTATGAAAATCATCTACTGGATTATGATCAGGGGGTTGAGGTTGAGGTGATGGAATATCTGGTTGAAAAGGTTATTCTAACTCTTTAATTGGTGGTAGAGATTGATGACCATGATGTCACTACCAGTACTGATATTCAGGTTGAGCATGATGAAGTGCGATTAGTGCGTGAGGTCACGGTACTGGTACTACTACATGAATAGTTATAAACTTTAATTGAAAAATAGACTGTTTCAGTTATTGAGGAGGAGGAGCTTGTGGATACAGCTACAGCAGTACTTGTTGTTATAGAGGGGGAACTGTAGATGCTTGTTGAAGCTGATGATGATGAGGTGTTATGGATTGTAATGCCTGCGGCGGTAAAAACTGAATAGTAATAGTATCATATCCTGCAGATTGAAGTTATGGATATAGCTGTGCCACATGAGGAACTGTAACTACTTGTAATTGATATAAATTACATACATTTACATCTAACTGAACATTCTGTGTGGTAAGTTAGTTTTAATTATAAAATATAGCATAATGCAATTACTAGAATGAAGTGATACAAGAGTAAGGTTTAAGATTAAGGAGATAGAGAATAATATCTCCTCAGACTTAGACCTCTCTGATTATACAGACTACAAGCTAGAAATACAATTCGCTGATGATAGTCTGCTAGAGATAAATGGAGTAGTAGATGACTGAACTGTGTATTTTGATATATTCTGAGAATACACAGACTGAAAGGAATGAGCTCTGACTGCTGATATATGGGGAATAAATGGAGTAAAAAAAGTCAGATTTAATCCTACTACTATCAAATGAAAGGTTTTAAATTCAGTTGTAGTACCAGATGTCTTGCAAAACCCTTAGTATTGAGACTCTGCCTATTACAGAATATAGAATTAGCATAATAGAGGAAGACTGAACAGAGACACCAGTAGATTATGTGGAATACAATGTGAGTTTATTATCTATTCTATCTCATGAGGTGGAGATGAAAATAACAGAGAACGAGGCAGAATACAAGATTTTACCTAATTTCTTAGTATCAGATAATCAGGATTCGTTCTCTTTTCTCTACTGTGTTTCTTATAGACACCCTAGCTTACCAGAGCGGATTCTAGCAAGATGATTCTGGAATGACCAATGAATATGGACAAATGATGATTTATGGAACGACTTTTAACTTTTATATCAGACAAAAATGAGTGATAGATTACCTATAAACCATTGAGACACAGGTTTAGTATCTAGAAATAAGATAAACGAAAGTTTTAATGATTTGGTTGTTACTGTAACATGATATAGACCTCATATAGAGGGTTGAGTATGGTGGATATGAGACACAAATACAGGGGTAAAAGCTAGGTGAGACAGTATTGAAATGAAAGCAGAGGACTGATACATTTGGTATAAGTCCGAAAGTGCCAACCGAACACAAATTATCGCTATTGCAGACCTAAAATGAGATAAATGAGACCAATGAGACCCTTTCACATATGATGATTTCACACCTGAACAGTTGGCGGCTTTAACATGACCTGAATGACCACAATGACCTCAATGATGTAAAGGAGATAAGGGAGACCAATGATGCAAATGAGATAAATGAGATACATGAAGTCAATGACCTGAGTGAGCTAGCATATGTGCTGCTGAGTTTAGCGGTGATGACATGGTATTTACTAAGACTGATGGTTGTACAGTAACTATCACATGAGCAAAAACAGATTTAAAAGGTGATAAATGAGATACATGAGCTACTGGTTGCCAATGACCACAAGGTTGCCAATGACCACAATGAGAGCAATGATGCAAGTGAGACACCTGAGCAACTGGAGCAAGTATTTGTGCCGCTGCATTTAGTGGAGACGATATGGTTTTCACTAAAGATGATGGCTGTACAGTAACATTATCTGGAGCTAAAGCTACTCTTACATGACCTCAATGATGTCAGGGAGTACAATGAGAGCAATGATGTAAAGGAGATACTGGTGCAAAGATATGTGCAGCAGCTTTTTCTGGTGATGATATAAACTTTACAGATACAGATAATTGTACTGTTACACTAAGTGGAGCAAAAACTTGCTTAAAATGAGATACATGACAAACATGAGAGCAATGACCAGCAGGTAACTGAATCTGTTGTATGACTTGCAGCAAAAGTTGAAAAACAACAACAGTAACAGTCAATTATACTTGCTGAGGTAGTGACTGTTTTACAGTTGAGGACTGAGCAGATGGACAGTGAAGTGGAGATATGTGTGCTAGTACATATGATCCTACAAATAAATCGGCTGATGCTTTTGATTATTGTAATTTCTATCATACTCCTACTATTCCTACTGATAACTGCCAACTAGCTAATAGTTGCTGATTTATCACAAATGCAGTAAATGACCTTACTAATTACTATCTAAAATGTGAAACATATAAGAAATGTGAGGTAGATAATCTGATTTCTAACTTTGGTTGATTTGAGGTTGTATCTACATTACCTACTCAGAATATCAAAACTAATGTAATATACTTAAAATGACCTATCTGAACATGAACAGATAAGTACGAGGAATATATATACTATAACAATACTTGGACTCTAATAGGAGAAACAAGCGTTGATTTAACAAACTATGCTAAATGCTGTGATATACCTACTGATAACTGCCAGCTTTCTAACTCTTGTTGATACATTACGTGAATCACTTGTGCCAATGTAACAAGTGCATTATGATTCACACCATATAATTGTACTAATCCATGCTGATATACTACTTGTACATGAACTGTTACAAGCTCAGATTTAGCTTGTTATGTAACAAATGCCTGTGTGGCTTGCATTAACTGATGCTGTTTAACTCAATGAGGAGATATATGTATCCAATGAGGTTGATGCTCAGAGTGGTGATGTATAACATGAACATTATGTGACCAGTCAGACTTACAATGAGCACTGGACTGTAAAGTTAATATATGTGAAGATTGGTATGAATGCTGATGCGATGAATTCTGATTTTGGTGTAACCAATCTGCTCGTTATTTTGATGGCGTTGATTATGGTACAGGTTGTTCACACTTTGAGTGAGCAAACCAAGCATCTATAGACTACCATGACGAATGTGCTTCTCAAATTACACCTTGATATGTATGTAGTAGCGAATATGAATATTGTTCTGGCTATGAATCTTCTTCTATGTTATCTTCGCATAAAATTAACACATATTGTCAAGAGTGCTCCTGATGATGTCTTATGTGTACGGAAATATGTCCATGATGAATAAAATTTGTTGAGAGATGAGCATGATGTAGCGATTGTTGTTGTGCTACATATCCATTTACATGAGCTTGTAGAATAGCTACATTATGTGATTTACCTGCAGAGAGTAATACTAAAACATTCTATCTATCAAGTACAAGCGATTTAACTAATGCACAAGCCGCTTATGATTGGTATAAGGCTGGCAATAATCCTATTGTAGTGTATAATAATGTGGCATATATGTTATCATATAAGTCTTCCTCATCATTACAATTTAAGTCTATTAAGATAATGTGATGTTGTTCCAATAGTGTAAGTAATATGTACCAGTCATATATGGCATTTTCGCTCTCTAGTGATACTGTAACTTCTGTAAATGCAGCAGATATAGCTGTTTGAAAGTGATTCTTACAGACAGATTACAGTTATGGGACACCATATACTCCACTATATGATGGAAGCCCTGCTACTAAGAAATACGTAGATGACCATGATACAGTAGTATCAGCATCTGCACCAGAGAGTCCATCAGAATGAATGCTTTGGTATGATACAACAAATGATGTACTAAAGACATACGACTGAAGCTGTTGGAATAGTGCTGGTTGAGATAGTAGTGATATTAAGGCTTTCTATATAACATGAAATGATAAAGTAACAGCACAGGCTGCTTATGATTGGTATTGCAGCGGTAAAACGCCAATTATCATATGTAGTAATAATGTATATACTAAATATTCTGAAAGTAGTTCCCTAATTAATTTTGTAAGAGCTTGATGAGTTTCAACTTGTTGTTTTTCTTGATGATATAATTCTCTTTATAGAGACTCGGTAGTATTCTGTTTGTCTTCTTGAACTGTAACGTGTGTGAGAAGTACGACAACTTCAGTTGGTAGTGGCTCATACTTAGCGACAAGTGTAGATTATGCTAATCCATATACACCATGTTATGCAGGCTCACCTACTACGAAAAAGTATGTAGATGAGAAAGTCTATACATGAGATACTGCACCAGTTACTGCTGTTGAAGGACAGATTTGGTCTGATACTTGTAGTAACACAGTTAAATACTACGACTGAGCACAATGGAATGCTTTAACAGCATGAGGTAGTGCATGAACATGAGATGTAACATGACCTAATAGTAGTGTTGACTGACATATAGCAGTATTTGATAGCACTAGCTGAAAGATAATAAAAGACTGATGACCAGTACCAGAGTGAAAGAGTTATACTGCTGGTAGGTGAATTTGCATACAAGACACATACAATGATTATTCGGCTATAAGATGACCAGCAGATTTCTGATATCATGTTCCATCTATTACAGAATGGGATTGTGTTATTACAGCTTTAACTACTTGTTTATGATTATGAAATTGTTTTGAAACAACAAAACAATATCTTCTAATGCCGCACACATGATATCTTTGGTGTAGTGGTAGTAGGACATTATGTACTACGTTTACTAATTATCGGTCAACAGATTCTTGTAGTACGTGCCCACAATATTGATGTTATGCTAGATTATCTTGCTCTAATTGTGGTTGATTAAGATTGTGTGGGGCACAAAAATACCTTTGATATCCAATCCGTGCGTTTGCAGACTATCCAGTAGTACCTGACAGCTCATGGACTACGCTATATGACTGAAGTGGCTGTGCAGAATGAGCATGAATATTCCATAAAGTTGACTGTGGTATTATATCACTGTCTGGTGATTGAGAAAATTGGATAACAATGCAAGATAAAAACGTATGAGCTACTGAGGTATATAGTGGAAGCAACGGTGACCAATATATCTGATGCTACTTTCAGTGGGGAAATAATTACTGATTTTCTCCTTCTCCATCAAAAACATCTGGTACAAAAGTTGATGTTAGCTGATATTGCCCTTCCACATATTGCTGTGATACATTTATATGCTGTGCTAATGGAGACTGGGCGTGTGTTAGTAACACTAACTTGTGGTGAGCACAAACTGGTGTTGTTCAATTAGAGAATGTTGTATGTAATACATGAGTAAGGACTTTAAACTGACAGGAGTGAGATGTTTGTATTTCTATCCCTCCTCAATATTATGCCTGAACATGAATTAGCATTTGATCTATTAACGACTATTCCGCCCAAAGATGACCTGCTCTATTTTGTTTTCATGTGCCAAAACAAGATGAACGAGATAATGTAATCTCTATTATGACATCATGTCTTGGTTTAAGTAATTGTTGATGTACAATTAAGACATACTTAAAAATGCCACGAGGTTGACTCCGTGATAAAAATGATGGTGTTTTGAGGAGTTATTGAGATGAAGGTGCTGCACAACACCTTTGGACAAGTACTTATGGAGTTTATTTACAGTACTCCAGAAGTGCTAATAGTATTAGCACAGATAGCTGACTATCTATATGATATTCATATCCAATCCGTGCGTTTGCGGACAATCCAGTAATACCAGACTCCTCATGGACAACATTATATGACTGAAGTGCTTGTGCCGCCTGAGCTGGTATATTCCATAAACAATCTGCATGAATAATAAGTATGAGTTGAGATGGGGTATGTTGGGTTACGGTTGCTGACAAAAACATATGAGCCACTACAGTATATAATGATGGGGACACTTTGTGTGCAGATAATGTTGGTTGTTATTTCCAGCGGTGAAACAACTACGGATTTGAATGAATATGAGGAAATACTCCCACATTAAACAACTCCCAACAAAATGTAAGTGGATTTTGTGCCTCAACGTTCTGTTGTTACTTATTCAACACCTGTTGATGTTATATGTATGTGGTAAATCCAGCATGAACATGATGTACTGCTAACTTGCGGTGAGCGGTAACATGAGCGGTATTATTAGATAATGCTATAAACAATATATGAGTTCTGTCTGTTAATGGTCAATATGGTAATGTAAGAGTACAGGCATGAGAGCCAGCAACAGTAATAAGTGGAGATAGTGGAACTACATATACAATAAAAGTAAGTAATACAGCACCATGAGCATGAACTCCTGCTACAACAATAACATTTGTAACAGAATAGCTTTATTTCTTAGTGAAAATAAATGGGAATAAGTATATGATGAGTAGAAATAGCCTGTGCATATCTCGGAGATACTCCACCAAGTGAGATATATGTATGAACTACTAAGGTGCGACCAACTACTCCACCAGTTGTAGCTGTAGATATATGTTTCTCATATACATGAGCCGCTCAATGCTGGACTGTGCCAGCTACACAAGAATACTGTATTGAGGTATGGTGAGCACAATGAGGTAACTCTCCTTCTGCTAGTTATGTATGATGATACGGTGGATATGCTGCATGAAAAATCTGTCTCACTGAATGATGCACATTATGTATCTATGTATGATGACATCCGGCTACTTGTTCAACAAGATGATGATATACTTGTTGATGGAACTGAGGTTGATGCTGAAGAGTTGGTTGTTATTCTAAAGCGTGGGTTTATGCACAATGAGGTTGAGGTTGAACAGATGTTAGATATAACTGAAATACATTATGCCATAGATTTATAGTTGCATGAGGTTGAGCTTGAGGTGCTTGTTGATGTTGCCAAAGTATTAATATGGCAACTATATGAGCATGAGGTTGAGAATGTTGATGCTCTCCTGCATGAGCAAACTGGGTATGAAAACAGAACGCAGCATGATGTAGGTGATGTTTCTGACAATGAGCCAGCTGAGGAACAGACTGTGATTATAAAAACCACGCATGATGAGGTTGAGGTTGATGGTATTGATGAGGTGCTACTAACTGTAGGAGTGATAATAACAAGACATATCAATGTTGTGCATGATGAGGTAGTTGATATACATATACAGCAAGTACTTGTGGAAACCACCCTAACAAAGCGTGTCTATGAGATTTACCACTCATGACTGATGCGGTTTGTTGTCCATGAAGCTGAACAATACCGACACCAAGCTGATGAACTCAGACATGATGGCAATGAAATGGTTGTGTAAAAATTACAAACGTACAATAAACAATGAAAAGGATTCTGATTTTACTTTTAGTATCATTACTATGCTTGTCAGTAAGTCTGAATCTTTTTCAATTTACCACACAGGAGATAACTTGCAAGAAAATAGATAGTCGCTGGAAAGCAGACTTATTGTATAAAATGTGACATACAAAGCTGGACTGAGACAATGACTGAATACCATGTGAGAATTTACCATATAAACATAACAAGTAATGAAATGTTTGAGATGCTGAGCAGAAAGCAAGTATGAGTTTTGCAGGAAATGTAAGGAGCAAAAGCACAAAGCAGGAGCGATAATATCACAGAATAAAGCTAAGCTCAAAAATCTGTTGGATCTAAACATACTACAGCCAGAATTATTTAGTAAGTTTATACTATATACAGATAACATAATAACACATGGTAAAATCTATATGGAATTTAAGAGCCAAAAGCAGTACGTATTATATAAGTTTATAGCCTGAACATCTACTCTAGCAAGTATATTGCTAGCGGTATGGAGCGTAAGTTCGTTGGTAATACTTAACATATAAGAAAATGCAGCTAGTCGTTACCTAGTTGCATTTTTTTGTTATATTTCAGGTGCTTTTATATCTTAATCGTAACAAATGGAACGAAAAACAGATGACTTTTTTGACTGAGACAAGCTAAACGTTACTAAGGTAATGCAGCAATTCTCACAGCACCCTGACCAGATGGACAAAATCTTGGAGTATGTAATGTGAAAAGTAGAGCATTTTACTGAATTTCACGTTAAAAAGGAGCACTTAAAGGAGAAGTACGACCACAAACTTAAAGATTTATACGCTGAGTACATGGAATAATGGATTTTATGGCTTTTATTAACTCTCTCAAAGGAGATGCACTAAAGAATCTACTACTCAGGAACTGAATAAGCTCACAGGACTTACAAGGAGTAGATTTTAATAGCATAGAGCAGATAAACGCTCTAGCAGAGAGAATCACACCAGAGCTGATTAAGAAAAACCCTTTCATAGCAAATCTGATAAAGCAGAACGCAAGCATATTAGGGGACAAAAAGGAGGAAGTGGTGCAAGTTATAGATAAGTTATAGGAGTATGGTGGCTAGCATAAGTAAAAAACCAGACTTTTATATCTTATTTATATAAACATGGACACACAAAACTTTGGAGGTATGGGTACATGGTTAATTATCTTAATCTTGTTTCTATTCATGGGTAACTGATTTGGTGGTTTCTGATTTGGTTGAGGTAATGCTGCTTGGTTGTTAAATAGTAATAACAATCATGATAATACAGTAGATATTATCAATAACAACACACAATGGCAACAACAATTAGCGGCTCAACAGAACTTAGCTAATCAGACTACTTTACTTACTCAATGATTCTGTGGAGTAAATTCCAACATTGAGAAAGCAATTCTTGCATGACAGCAAAACACAGCTGCTATTATAGCATCTAGTGCAGCTAATGTGCAAAAGGTATTAGATAAGTTATGTGAGCAAGAAACACAAGCACTCAGAACACAACTTGCAGAGGCTAGAGTAATTGCTAATAACAATGCACAAACAACTGAATTATTGAGCAAATTACAGCCTACTCCAGTACCATCATGGATAGTTAGTTCTCCATACACAAGCATTTATCCACCTGCAACAACTACTGCATGAGCATAATAAGAATTATGTTTTTGGCTAGTGTATTTGCTTATGGTTGCTTAATTGGAGCTTGTTTATAAGAGGTCAGAAATGACCTCTTTTTCATTTTTGGCTTTTAAACTATACTCTCCTGTTATTAAAATATAACTGTTTTTATTTTTCGGTGTGCTTAGAAAATCAATAGATTTATATCCTAAAATATAAATATGCAGACTACTATTATGATACTCATAGCTGCAGCAATGATAATCACTACCATTGTGAATTTTGCTAAGCCAGCATATGAGCAATTTGTATGAAAATACGCCGTAACGATAAACATTGCCTTATCGTTTATTTTGTGAGTCTGTGCTGCATTTGCTGTCAGACCATACCTAGAGTTTGAGCTCGCTAATGGAGCTTTAATTCTTTTGTGATTAGCACTAGGAACATGAGCAAACATTTTCTATGACATTTGGAAATTGGTACAGAACTTAGGGAGTACTAAACATACTGAGACTGTAGAAGAAAAACCATCTGCTATTTGATACGATTTATCTCCTAACGAATGAGAGAATGCAGAAGATTAAAGAATATCTAAGTAATCCTGCAACACGAATTAGCTTTATTATCTTTGTTTTCTGACTTTGAGTAGTACGAGCAAGCACTACTAACAGAATACAGATACTAGAGCAGAAAGTAAATAAGATAGACCAAATCTGAATAGAGACACAGCTAGCAGAACTAAAGGTAAATACGCAATGGATTATGGCAACACTAGAGGAGATAAAAAGAACAATGTAGGTTTATATCGTAACCTAAATAAAGATGCGAGAATACAAAATTATCAAGTCTGACTTAGGTCGGAACATTTATAAAAGAAAAGAGGAAGGCTGAAAGTTATCAGTACGATTCTTAGGCTGAAGGGATAATTGGCTATTGAACAAAGACCATGCTAGGACATTTTACCATAGAGAAGATGCGGAATGAGCTTTAGTTATTGTGAAATCAAAAGATGCAAAGAAATCTGATTAAGATTCTAATCTTATTGTTAGCAATTTTAATCAGCTTTTTATTTACTCTGAATGTATGATAGACTACATAATATACAAGGTGCAGATGTGGTGGTGGAAGAAAGTGTTAAGGAAAAAGATTTTAGCTTATAAGCAAAAGCACATATGAGCAAAGAGAAAAAAGCGATACAGTTAAGCAAACACCACCTACTACCACAAAGCCAATGAGGAGCAAATATAGCAAGGAACATAGAAGTAATAAGAGAGGTACAGCATAGAGCAATACATACTCTATTTGAGAATAAGATGATAGCGGAACAGTTAATAACGACTGTAAATATATCATGAAAGGCTTTAAGACCTGATATAAAGCAATGGTTAATAGATACTTTGACTAGCAAGGACATATATGATCCATACGAGCGGTACGATGAAAGAGTGATAAAGTAATTTAGCTTTTTACTGAATAAATGGCTCATGTGAAAACTAAATGAGGACATGATAGGTAGGATAAACTCCTATTCACAAGAAAAAACAAATACAGAGATTTGAAAGGAACTAGGTATCAACAGAAAGACTGTTGCAAAATACAGGGTTATAGAGCCTACGCAGGAAAAGGTTAGCAATGTTTTATCTGGAAAAGAGGAACAGATGCGGCTAAAGAAAAAACTAGGTGAAAAACCACCACTATCTAAAGGAGACCAAAAGAAGCTAGACTTATTGGCTCACTACTCTCCTAAAGATATACAGGAAATGCTGGCTTATATAGCAGCCACTAACAAAAAGGAGATAGATAAAGTGATTTGAGAGCCATGACACCTCAAATTCTGACTGGTAAGTGATACGCACTTTGGAGCAAAACAAGCAGCAAGAGATGAATTGTGAGAGTTCTACGAGATAGCAAAGGATAAATGAGTTGAGTGCTTTGTTCATGCAGGAGATATAGTTGACTGAAATGATGTATATCAGGGACAACAATTTGAGCAAGACCACGTATGATTTGAGGAACAATTAAAGGACATTAAAGATAACTACCCTAACGTATGACTACCAACCTACTTTATATGAGGAAATCATGATGAGAAATACCTAAAACAAAACTGAATAAACATATGTAAGGCAATAGAGACTGTGAGACAAGATTTAATCAATTTAGGTTTCTATGATGCAAGGCTAAGGCTGAACTGAATAGACATAAACCTGCACCATTGATGAGGAAGTCTATCGTATGCAAAGGACTATAAAATGAAAAAGTACTTAGACAGCCTACCAGTAGAAAAACAGCCTGATATATTCGCCTTATGACATTACCATACAGCTTTATATGACTTTCATAGAGGGATACATTGATTCATGCCATGAGCATTCCTAAAGGAGAATCTACTGGCTAAGAGGTTTAATCTAGGAAATGTTATAGGGGGTTGGGTAATAGAGATAGATAAAAACGAAAAGGGACAAAGCAGAATAAATATGGAATTTATCAAATTATAATTAAGCAACATGAAAAGAACACCTTGTGAAATTTGGACTAGAGTAATGGGATATTTGAGACCAGTATCTTGTTACAATGTATGAAAGAAATCTGAGTTTTATTCTAGAAAATACTTTGATGAAAAGAAAGTGGATAATTCAGACTTTATTAAAAAGTTTTTACCAGCTAAAGAAAAGTAATATGGAGGAAATTATGATTGATCCATGATGTCTTACATTGCCAGAGGAAATGGCTGATGCAAGAGACTTTAAAGCAGAACAAGCGATAGAGTTAGATTTAAGCATTAAATTGCCTAACTCTTTTTCTTTGTGAACGTGGATTTACAAAACAAACTATCAATGAAGTATTGGTAGCTGTACTGCTAATTCTAATAGTCATGGAGTACAAGTGCTCAATGTAAGGAAAAACTGAGTAGTACCTACTAATAAGAACATAATAACTCCTAGTTGGAGAGACTTATGGACTAAAATGGGACATAATCCTGACAAGTATGATGGTGGAGATTATGCAGAAAGAGCAGTAAATATAGCACTAAAAGAGTGAATCTACATAGAGGAAAATGGAGAGGTGGCTAAATTTGATGGATACGCAGTTGAGGACTGGACAGTAGATGATAAGTGAATAGAACGTGTTAAAAGATACCTATACAAAGGCTGCCCTATTATTTGGGTATTCAGATGAGATAGTACAATGTGGACTGAAATGACTAGAGGTGAGGTAAAATCTGTACCTAAATCTAAAACATGAGGACATTGTGTATGTCTCGTTGGTTGGGACGAGTGAGGTTTTTGGTTTGTTAATTCATGGCAAACTAACGACTGAAAGAACTTAAAGAGTAGATTTTACGTAAGTTACAATGTACTTAAAAAACTAGGTACTCTAGCGTGCAATTACAGATACCGAGTATTATACATCAAAGAAGATGCAAAACTTAATCCAGAATATTTAAAGAGAAAAAACGTAGCACTTGCAGTATTACAAGTGCTCAAAAAGCAATATCCTAATGAGAACGCTGAGACACAGGCTGCAATAGTTGTGTTAAGCCAAGCTCTAAGGAAAGCATATCCTGAACTAAATACAGAATTACCTTTATAATTTATATACTAAACAATGGCAAACAATCTATTAGTTGACTGGTTGAACAAGAAACCTAAAGCAACACTAAGGAGCTCAGCACCTAACGTGCAGACATCTGTGAATAACAACACAGCAAGTAACATGAAAAACATTACAGCACCAGCATTAAATACTGGTGGTATGAACTTACAAAAGGGAGTACAGCCTACTATACAGCAACCTGCTATACAGCAGCCTGTTACCTCTCCTACCAACAATGTACCAGCGGCGGTTGCTCAATTATCACAGCAACCATACCAACCTAAAACAGATTTATGAGGTAGATTTATATGATTCCCTTCACAGCAACAACAGCAACAACAAAAGCAATGATTAAGGCGGGGAAATCCACTTGTATATGTACCTAATGAGGTAAATCAATTAGAACGCTCTAACAAAGTAGAGGAAAATAGATTTAGAACACAAGAAAAGGCATTGCTAGACTTACAGGGAGACTTGTATAAATGAGGTAAGATTCTTAATGAAAATGAGATAAAAAGGCTATATCCTGAGTTTAAGGACAACATGGAGGCTATTATGGAGTTCCAAAAGGAAGTATTACCTATTGTTAAAAATGGTAAATGAGTGAGTTGAGAACAGATTTCACAATTCTATAACGAGTTGATCCAACCAAAGAATCTAAAAGATATAGAATGAGCTAAAGCAGAATCTGAAAAGAATAACAAAATGTTTAGTGATATGCAGACCAGAGCAGATAAACTACTTACAAAGAACTCTCAATTACTTTCTCAGAGTTGACAACAGTATCTAGCAGACTGGAAACAGCTTGGAGAGATAGTAGAGAGCTTTAAGCAAGATGCTGGTAAATATCTTTCATGAAATCCGACTGATTATGATATACTAAATTACCTAAAAAAGAACGAACCACAAGTACAGCAATTAGTATCAGAAATAGAGCAGCTATCAACGATAACTGGAGACTGAAAGGAAATGACACAAAAAGACTTGGATATAATAAACAAGAACAATTTCTTTGCTAGAGCACAGGAGCGGCTAAGTGATACTACTAATACAGTACAAGGAGCGGTACAAAACCGAAATGATAAGATAGAGACATGAACTGCTGGTAGGTGGTTAAATGAGAATCTTAATATAAACAGAGGAACAGCTGATACATTATTATGAATTAGTCAGATTCCATGAAATATGCTATCATCTCTAGTATGAGGAGTAGATAGAACAACAACAAGTGTAAATAGACTATCTTCATGACAGAGTAAAGCTGATGATACTGTTGTTGAGGATATAATCAAAACATGAGGAGGAGCATTGGAGACAGCGTTTAATACTGTTTGGGCTATACCAACAGCATTTTTCCACTTAATAAACCAGACTCCAATGTGAGAGGCTGCAACAGAGCAATCATTTGGTAAGTTAGAGGAGACTTTAGATAATTTGCAGAGTGGTAAATCAACAAATAGTAATAATGAGTTTAATCAATGGTATAACTGATTAGATGAACAAACAAAGGCAGATTTATTAAATGAGGAAATCGTGGCTGTTTTGAGAATATTCCATAAATGAACTGCAAAGGTAAAGAAATTATGAGACTTTGAGATAAATTCTGCTAAAAATGCTATCAATGATGTTATCAGACAGAAATATACAATAGAAAGCAAGAATACTAGCTTTAAGGAGACTGTTGAGAAAGGACTTGCTGATGGTACAATGAAAATATCAAAGGAGTGATTCTTAACAGATACTGCATGAAATAACGTAGGTAAAGTAAAGGTACATAAGGTAACAAGATGAGAAAAGGTAAGATATGTAGTAGATAAGATACTAGCAGACAATAGAGCTGCACGAAATGCTAAATCATTATGAGAATTAAATCCTGATGCGTTACCAGATAACAGGACAATCAAAGAAAAGGCACAAAGCAAGATAAACGACTTAAAAGAGGGAGTAAATCAGGCTGCTTTTGGTGCATGAGAGCTTGCATGAGATATATACAATGCAGCATGAAAAGGAGTAGATATTGCTAAGCAATGAGTAGAGACAGCTAAGGAGTGAATAGATACTTTAAAGAATAAGGTTACTACTAAGAAAACAACAAAGATAAAACCGCAAGAGACAGTACCTGCAACAACACAAGCATGATGGAGTCAGCCTAAGAAATGAGTAGTAAGTAAAGTAGTATGATGAGTAACTAACGTAGCAAACAAAGTAAATGAAAAAGTAGTTGATCCATTGGCAACAAAGGTTGCAGAATGAATAACAAGCACTACTGCACCACAAGATAAGATATTCAAAGCACTAAATCCTAGTTTAAATGTATTGAGTAGGAAAAAGTGAAATTATGAGACAATGAGAAAAAGTGCAGATAGAGCTAATGAGTTAATAGTAGAATATGGACACACACCAACAAACTCAGCGGAGTACTATGATGCTATACAAAAGACAAAGAAATCAATATGGAATAACTGAATACAGCAAGGATTAGATGAGCACAAATACATGACTATTGATGCTGCTGATTTGGTAAATCCAGTAAGAGAGGCTTTAAAGGCTGAGTTTAAAGAGCCATTAGAGTCATTAAAATGAGATGTAAAATTATTAGAGAGAGAGTTAAAAGCATTAGAGGAAAGGAAAATAATAAGTCTGGAGGCTATGGAGGCTAAGAAACAGCAAATCAATGCTATTTTGGAGTATTGATTACCACCTGATGCTAGTCAGATTTATGAAAAGTGAATGAGGGAATTAAACAAACAAATCTGAATACAGGAGGATAGAATGATTAGTGAAATACCATGACAATTCCAGCAGTTTAAAAGAGATTATGGAGCATTACTTGCGATTCAGGAAGATGCACAAAAGCTCATGATTAAAGACATGAAAGCTAAATTATGAGGAAATCTTATACAGAATTGGAGTAGAATAGAGTGACTCACTAAGATGTGAAAATCTTTGATACCATGAAATGATGCTAGTTTTTGGGAGTGAGCCTCACAGATTATACTATGAGAAAGTCTATGAAAGGTAAAAGAACCTAATTTCTTAATTCAGAGTTGATTCTGAGCTTTAAGAGACCAATATTGACCAGCTAAGTGAAAACCTGAGGGAGTAAAGATAAAGAAAAAGCCACCTACTCCTAGACTAGAGGATAAAAGAACAGATGTAGAAAAGTGAAAAATACTAGAGGTAGATAAAAGGACTAAAGCAAATAGAGAGGAATGATACAAGACTAAGAATAAAGTAACAAGCGAGAAATCAGCAGTTACTGAGAAAAAAGAGACACCTAAGGCAGAAAAAGAACTGGAGACTAGAGTAGAGACTAAGAAACCAGAGCCAAAGCAAGAGCCTAAAAAGGAGGATAAAACAGCAATTACTAAAAAGAAAGAAGCACCATTAGAGCCTAAACCATGACCATATCATCGTACAGCCGAAGATATGAGATGATTTACAGAACAGGAAATTAAGGAGGAAGAATGAACTGTAAGTGATTTTGATGAAAGTAAGTTATCAGCAGACGAGAGAAAAACTTACAACATAGTAAGAGACAAATGATTTACCATAGAAAAGTATATAGACTTTCCTGATGCTATGACTAAGTTATGAGAAAAAACTTATGTTATAAGGAATGATAAGACATGAAAAGTCTATGAGATAATGGGAGGATTAGACTATGATGATTATATTTCAGTGGAATATAATCCTCAAATGTGACACATGACAAAGGGAAAAGATATATGAGCAATATTAGATGAGATAAATGAATTAACGGAGTGAGAACAACCTAAGAATAAAGTAACAGCTAAAAAGGCTGAAGATGACAAATATAATAAGTGGAGGGAGGACTATGAAAAGTCAGTAGATGAGGATAAGTTACAAGAGATTAGAGAATATAAGGAGGAAAATGGTAAATTAAATAAGATAATACCTATTTGAAGTGAACTGACACTAGACCTTAAAAATCATAGTGTAATGCTAAGTGAGGCAGAATTAGAGATACTTAAAAACGAATGATTACTAAAAGATAAGGATATACCAGAGCCAAATGTACCTAAGTACGAGCCTAGAAATACTGTAACAGCACAGAAAACAGAGGTTACACAACCTAAAAAGGAGGTAAAAGCTGCTAAGAGTACAGCTAAGGAACAACTACAAGCAATAAAAGATAAATGGAGTAAGGTACAAATGGACGACTTTAGCGATGAAGATAGTGAGTGAGGTGGAGTAAATAGTCAGAAATTCAAGAACTTTTCTAAGGAGCTAAAGAAAGCATACCAAGCAGTAGCAAATGAAAATGGAACAGAACTTACAGACTATAATGTATGATATTATCATATTTCATCTTACTTTAAAAATCCAGATTGATCATATTATTATGTACTGCTTAACGATGCAAGAGATACAGACCGAGCAGACCATATATTATATAGGACAGCAAGAGACAGTAAGGACTATCATGGAGGTAGCAACCAATACACAAAATTGGAGAACTTAGGAGATGCAATTAAGCCATGAGCAAAACCAGAATTAAATCGTAATAACATATTAAAGAACATACAAAGAGACTTAGACAACTCTCCTATTATCACTATGAATAATGGAAAAGTTACACAAGTAAAAGCAGAGGATATTGTTAAGCCAGAAGAAAAAGCTAATGCTTTTGGACTAAAGGAGCAGAAAGGTAGCAACAGGATTAAGAACTTTACTAATGTAGTAAAAAAGCTGATAGATAAGTACTGAGATGATATACAAGATAACAGCATACTCGTTGAAGAAGAAGGTTATTTACCATTAGAGATAACACTTAACCCTGAGAAAAACGAATTGATAGTAAGGCATATCAATATGTGATATGATGACCCTGCAATGAGATTTCAGATTACAGAGGACTGAGGACTCCATGTAACAGGAATTAAACAGGCTTTCATGGAGCAAATGATGTGAAATTGGGACTGGAGTACAGATATTAAAGATACAGATGAGCTACTCCATGTACGAGCAGTAAATCTAGAAGACCAATTTTTAGGAGAGAACACAATAGACGAGGATACTGGAATTATGAAATCCACAACTGAGGTTACTGGAGAAAAAACAGCAGTAACAGAAAAAACTATTGCAAAATCTGAAAATCAGAATATAATTGGTAAGAATAATACTTTAACTACTAAAAACCCTATAAATGACAGAAACAACGAAACAATTAGTTGAGAGGAAAATGTCTGACAATCAGAACTTTCCAATTCTGTGAGCGATGTATCAGCAAATGAGTGAGGAAGAAAGAGACCAGTGGATAAATGAGCTTGAACTGGAGGAGAGAAGGAGTTGAGCACCAATAGCAACAATATTAGCGAACACAGAGCTTGACTTGAAAATGGAGGAGGCTCAGAGTGAAAGTCAATACGAACAAAGTGAAACAATGTAATCACAGAAAAAACTGTTACACAGGCTAGAGACCTTAATAGAGACTGTGTAGATATTTTGGAGAAACATGAATTTTCTAGCAACCCTGCAGATTATACTAAGGAGGAAATTGAGACTCTTAGACAATATGAAGGTAGAGGTTGAATAAATGATAAATCAGATAGTGAAACACAAGGAGCACTTAATCAGTACTACACAAAAGACAACATTATAAAAGCTATGTGGAGGCTTTTGGACTGATATGAAAATACTGACATACTAGAGCCTAGTATGTGAGTAGGTAGATTTTTCATGTATGCTCCAGAGTGAAGTAATTTAGCATGATTTGAGTATGATAAGATACCATGAACTATTGCAAAGATACTATATCCTAATGCTGATATTAAAATTGGAGATTTCCAAGATAATTTCATGCTAGGTAATTTGTCTATGTGAGACAATTATAGAGGTAAAAAATACGATATAGTTATCTGAAATCCACCATACGAGGAGAGACAATGAAGACAAAGAGCTTTAGGAGAAGAACCTAAAATCACTCGTTTTGATGACTATTTCATTAAGAGAGGTGTAGATATGCTTAAACCATGAGGACACCTTGCTTTTGTAACAAGTAGTCAATTCTTAAGAGGAGCTGATAACTATGCTAAACAAAAGATAAGTCAGAATGCTGAGCTTATAGATGCTTACAGAATTCCAGTAGGAGCTTTTGATAGGACTGGAGTAGAGACTGACATTATCGTACTAAGGAAAAAGGAGTGAGGTGGAGATGCAAGCCTGTTATCTGCAAGTAAATGGTTTGACCAACACCCTGAAAAGATATTATGAGAGGAAAGAGATGATGTAATGGGTAGATTTTGACCTAAAAAGGCTGTAGTTGGAGACTTAGGAGCAATAGACGAAATTGCAAAAACTAGAGTATGAACAGACTGACAACCTGCTACATTAAAGTCAGAATTTACACCTATGGAGAGTGTAAAAGATACTAAAGCAGAAAAACCAGTAACAGCAAAGACAATAGAGGCTAAAGAGGAAAAGAAAGAAGCACCAGTTAAAAAGTTTAGCGACAGCGACCGAAAGGACTGGACAGAGGTAAAAACTAAAGATGACTGAACACAAGAGACTGTTACATGGTGAAAATCATTAAATGGAGTAGTATATAAAGGTAAAGGCTGACCTACTGGTAGAATGACAGTAGGTAAATGAGGAGTTGGTAAGTATCAGAAGCTACTCAATGCTAACTGAAGGATATGAGACCCTACTATCAAGCTAGAAAGCGATAGAGATGGACTAAACTATATAGCATGAGAATTAGAGCCTAATATCTTATATGCTTCTGGACAAATTCCAAAGAAATTAGAGCAACTAGAAAAAGACTACGAGGGAGGATTTATTGATGAAAAACAGTACAATAAACAAAAGGATCTACTTGAACAAGCGATACCACAAGAAATTGAACTTCAGAATATATATTTCTCTCCATATACAGACTGGATTATGGATTTTCCAACAAACGAGATAGAGTCAGTATGGAGAGGTTGAAAGTCAGTAGATGAAAAAGCCTCAATTAGAACAGTATTCAAGAAATACCTTAGAGAGAAAATGGATAGTTATCCAAACATAGTATATAAGAACTCTAAGTGAGAAGATGTAACAGCAAATGCAGGTAGAGTTATGCTAGACATAGTAAGTAAGACAAAAGATTTTCCTAGTAGTGCTTACGAGAGAGTTATTACTATCTTACCTAAAGAATATAACAAATTCTTAAAATGACCTCAATTAGATACAGACACTAAAGCAAGGTTACAGACAGCATATAACAAAACATATAATAACTATGCTCCATTTGATTACTGAGATTTATGATATACAGTAGATGATATTTCAGAGACTTTCATGTGAGATAAGTTTAATACCTCAGATGTACAAGCTAGAGGTATTGCAAGAATCTTAACAACAGAGTCAATGATTATAGCTCATTGAGTATGACAAGGAAAAACAATAGAGTGAATTATAGGAGCTATTGCTAGTATGCAGCAATGAAAGGCAAGAAAAGCACTTGTAGTAATTCCTGCAGGTACTAAAGCCTCACGAATGCAGACTACTGCTCAATTGTTTCCTAATCAGGAAATGGTTGATTTGGGTAGTCTAGCAAAAGGTACAGGTATTAGGAAAAAGTTGGTAGATATGTACTGACCTGACCCTAGAGACTGGATACAGGACTGACAATTAGTATTCCTAGAACACTCAGCAGTAGGTAGGCAGATTTCATTTAAGAGAGATACACTTACTGAGTTAGAACAGAATCTTACAGATGTTATGGACTCACACTTTGAGGTGGAAAGGAATATTGAAGATGTGAAAAAGCAATTAGATAGAGCAGATAAGGATATTGAAAGGTCTAAAGAAAAATGAGCATCAGCTGCAGACTTGGAGAAAAAGCAGAAAAAGAGAGAGGAGCTCATTGGAGACATACAGAAAATGGGTAGAACTACTGAAAATACATTGCAAGATATACTAGATACATACTCTGACAAATGACTACCAGAAGACTGAATTGGAAAGGCTTTGGAGCTTATTGATGAGGATTATGATGCTTTCATGAATGATATGTGAGAATATCTAGACCATGAAATCAATGTAGGACAAGCTAAGATAAATAAGGCAGAGGCTTTAAAGGTAGCACAAGACATATTCAATAACGAGAGAGCAATATATATGGAGGACTTGTGAATAGACCATTTAACAGTAGATGAGGCTCATAACTTTAGAAATCTATTCAACAAGGCTATACAAAATGATGATGACTGAGGCTCTTATCATGCAGGAATGCAGGCTAAGGAGTGAAGCAAGCAGGCTAAAAACCTATATGCAATGTCTCAGTATGTAATGAGCAAAAATGGAGGTGGAAATGTAATCTTATTAACAGCTACTCCATTTATCAATGATCCATCAGAAATGTACAATATGCTATCTTATGTAGGTAAGAATGGTATGATGGAAATGTGAGTTACATCTATGGACGATTTCTATGATACATTTGTATGATTAGAGAATAAACTAACACCAACAGCCTCTACTTCATGAGTTACATATAAGAATGTAATGATATGATTTAACAACACAGAGACATTGGTAAAGAACTTATTGGATAGATATATAGACTACGAGTGAGAGTCTCTAAAGATAGTAAAGCCTAGACTAATCACAAATGTAGCAAGGCTTAAAATGTCAGAGGAACAATCTGAAATTGAAAACTTACTAGAGGAGCAGATAGATAAAAACGAGTTTAAAGATGAGTGGCAAGGAGTATCACTATGAAAACAAAGAAAAACAAATGATAGAGGAGAGGCTGCATGAGCAGTATTGGAGTGAATGCAACAAGCCAACCTAAATCTGATTTCTCCTTACCTTACTAAGTACTTAAAAGACAAATTGCCTACACTTACATGGCAGGAAATGCTAGAGTCATCTCCTAAGCTACAAATGGTAATAGACATAATCAAAAGGCAGAGAGATATGTGAATTATGAGAGGTACATTTATTTACATGGATCAGTGAAAGGAACTACATGAGAAATTAAAAACAGCTATTGAACAGTCTATACCATGAGTAAAAGTCTGAATTATTAACTGAGATAAGAAATATGCAGACTTAACAGCATCAGAGGCATCTAAGCTAGGAATAGAGCCAGAGGGAGCTAAAGCTAGACAGACTGCTAAAAAGTTTAGTGATGGAGAATTAGATGTATTGATATGATGAGCCAATACAAAAGAGTGAATAAATCTACAAGGTAACTGATACCACTTAATAGAGGTATCACAGCCACGAAATATGAACGACAGGACACAGCTTAATGGTAGAATGTGGAGACAGTGAAACCTATCTAATGAGGTACTAGACACACTACTACTTATGGAGAACTCATCAGATATATACAGATTTGAGCTTATGGCTAGAAAGGAGGCAAGATGGAATATATTAGAGCAGCTTGCAGCATATAAGAGATGAGAAAAGGTTGAAGATGT